TACAGCATCGGCCGCATTTGCAACCTGACCGCGCAGAACGGCAAGACGCTGACCGACGACATGATCGCCGAGGCGTTGTCGCTGTTCCCGGCCAGCCGCCAGCCGACGCACATGGCGATGAATCGCCGGTCGCTGAAGCAACTCCAGCAGAGCCGCACCGCGACCAACGCCACCGGCGCCCCGGCCCCGTTCCCCACCGAAGCGTTCGGCATCCCGATCGTTGTGACCGACGCGATCACCAGCACCGAAACCATCCTCACGGGTAGCTGATGAGCACGCCGTTTGATCGTGCCCTGGGCGTTATGTCATCTCGCTTGCGAACACTCGCCGGCGTTTCGGTGACGTACGCCCGGGGCACGACGGATTCGGTGACGGTCATGGCGATTGCCGGGACATCGACCGAAGGCGTGACGCTCGGCGACGGGTCGCAGATCACCGCCCGAGTCACCGACTGGATTATCGAGGTCGCCGACCTGCTGCTGAACGACGAACAGGCTACCCCGGCCCGCGGCGACACGATCGTCGTAACCGAGGGCGGGCGGGTGAACACATACGAGGTGGTGGACGTTGGCGGGCAGCCGTGTGCAAGGCTGGCAGAGGGCGGCAAGACGTGGCGGATTCACACGCAGCTTATTGATTCGCAGTCTGGCACCTGATGCAACTAACAACGGACATCGCGGACGCGGTGGTGACGGCACTGAACGCCGATACGTTCAGCGCCGAGTTCACCGCCACGCGAATGTTTCGTCCTGAGTTCAAGCCGCAGGCGCTGGCGGCGATCACAGTTGTAGTAGTTCCGCGCAACTGGTCGTCAACGCTGGTTTCTCGCAACTCTTCGGAGCACTCGTGCGCCGTCGATGTGGCGGTGATGAAAAAGGTCGATTCAGAGTCGGCGGCGGAGCTCGACCCGCTGCTGGCCCTGGCAGACGAGATAGCGGCAGCGCTACAGCCGATGCGATTCGATGATCTAAACGCGAACTGCACGGCCGTCGAAAACGTCAACCCAGAGTCGGTGATTGTGCTTGAACACCTGCACGAAAACCGGGTCTTTACCTGCGTCGTCCGCGCGACATTCACGGTGCCATGATGCTCACACTGCGATTCAACTTGAATCAGGCGAAGGGCATGTTTTTCGATCGCCCCGCGATCACGAACGCCATGAGCAAGGCGACGCGGCAAGCGCTGTCCAAGTTCGGCTCGTTCGTCCGCACGCGGGCACGCACGAGCATCCGCAAGCGTAAGCGGGCGAGCGATCCGGGCCAGCCGCCGTCGAGCCACACCGGACTGCTGCGCCGCAACATCTTTTTCGGCTACGACCGCCAGCGCGAGAGCGTGGTGATCGGTCCGACGAAGTTGAACGCCGCGGGGCGTGGATCGCCCACAATCCCCGCTGTGATCGAAGAGGGCGGCCGCGCCGTCAACGCCAAGGGCCGCGGCATCATCATCGCACCAAGACCATACATGAAGCCGGCCTACGACGCCGAGCTACCAAACGTCGATCGCCTCTGGCAAAACGCACTCACCAAGTGAAAGGCTGAATCATGGGCAAGAAGCTCGGCAAAAACGCAAAACTGTACGTCGGTCCGTCAAATGACCTGATTGCCACCGCCGACGCCGCAGGCGTTACCGGCGTGTCGTGGTCTGAAGTGCCGTCTGTCAAAGACGTAAAGCTGTCCAATTCCTGGGACACATGGGACGGCACTACTCGCGGCTCTGGCGCGGTCAAGGAATACCTGCCCACGTTCTCGGATCGGTCCATCACGGTGGACATGATCTACGACACCGCCGACTCGAACGTGTTGGCGATCGTCGCCGCATCGTACGCCGGCACGATCATCCCGGTTCTTGCCATGCGCGATGGCAGTAACGCAACCGCCGGCAACACCGGCGTCGCGTTCAACGGCACCGTGACGCAGGCGGATGAGGATCAGGTGCTCACCGAGGGTGTCAAGTTCAGCGTGACATTCACTCCTGCCACCGACAGCAAGTGGGTGGCTTACACCGTGGGCACCTGATGCATACCTTCACCGACAACGCGGGCCGCGCGTGGTGCATCGAAGTAAATGTCGGTGCAATCAAGCGCGTCCGAGACTTGGCAAAAGTCGATCTTGCGAACTTCGACGCCAAGTCGCCCGATTATGTATTTGCAAAACTGGCCGACCCGGTGGCGCTGGTCGATTCGCTGTGGGTGCTGTGCAGCGACCAGGCCAATCGCATCGGCGTGGGTCAGGATGCGTTTGCCGCCAGCCTTGGCGGCGATGCGCTCGAGGCGGCGCATGAGGCGGTGCTGGAGTGCCTTGCGGATTTCTCCCCCGGCCCGCGTCGAGCCGCGATGCGGGCCATGATGAAAAACATGCGGGAGGCGCAGGTGATTCTGCTGACGCGAGCGATGAAAACGCTGGACGCACCGGACGCGGCGGAGCGAATGGCCGACATGCTGGTGAGGCTTGCGGGGACTGGATCGAACTCGCCTACGAACTCGCCGGCGTCGTCGGCGTCAACCCCGACGCCTTCACCGTCCGCGAGCTTGACCTGATGGCGCGAGGTCGGCAGCGGGTGGAGTGGGAGCGTGTGGCGTGGCTCGGCGCAACGGTGCTGAGCATGTGGTCGAAGAAGCCGATTGATCCTCGCAAAATCAATCCGTTCGAGCCGCAACGCGATGACGAAGAGGTTGTGACCGATGCCGAGTGGGCAGCGTTTGTGAAGGGCGCGTGATATGGCCAACACATCAGGCGCAATCCGAGCCGGGCGGGCGTTCGTGGAACTGTTCGCCGACGATTCAAAGATGCAGCAGGTGCTCACGCGCGCGCGGAACAAAATGAAGGCGTTCGGCGAGGAGATGAAAAACATCGGCGGCGGGATGTTCGACGCCGGGGCCAAGCTGTTCGCCGGCGGCGGCGCGATCGTGGGCGCAGCGGCGGCCGCTGGCAAGATTTTTAGCAACGTCGGCGACGACCTGGCGAAGATGGCCGCTCGCACGGGCATGAGCGTCGAGGCGCTCAGCGAGTTGCGGTACGCGGCGGACCTGAGCGCGACCAGCTTGGAGTCGATCGAGGGGGCCATGCGCAAGCTCCAGGTCAACTTGACGAAGGCCGATGAGGATGGCCAACAGGCGGCGGACGCGATCGGGGCCCTAGGCTTGAGCGTAGAGGGGTTGAAGGCGATGTCGCCCGACGACCAGCTCATGGCGATCGCGGACGCCATCGCGGGCATCCAAGACCCGGCACAGCGCACGGCGTTCGCCATGCGGGTGATGGGCAAGAGCGCGACGGAACTGCTGCCGCTGTTCTCTGGCGGGGCCAAGGGCATCGCCGAGATGCGGGCCCGCGCCCGCGAGCTGGGCCTGACCATGAGCACGCAGACGGCCAAGCAAGCCGAGGCGTTGAATGACGCGCTGGGCGAGATGTGGATGGTGCTGAAGAATGTGGCCGTGGTGGTCGGCGGCGAGCTGGCGCCGGTGCTGAAGGATGCCGCCAACTGGATCACGAACGCTGCGGTCACGACTACCGAATGGGTGCGCGAGAACGGCGACATGGTGCGGATGGCACTGGCCGGCGCTGCCGCGGTGGCGGGCCTGGGCGTGGCGGCGATGGCGGCGGGCAAACTGATTGTCGTGGCGGGGGCCGCGGTGACGGTGCTGTCCGGCGCGATCGGCGCGGCTCAGGCGGTCATGGCCGGGGCTGCCGTCGTGATGGGCGCCGTGTTCTCTCCGATCGGCCTGGCGATCGCTGGCATCACCGCCGCCGTCGTCGGGCTTGGCGTCGTGGCCGTGAAGGTGTTCCCCGAGATCGGAGCCGCGATCATGTCGGGGCTTGGTTCGGCGCTGACCTGGCTGTCGGGCGCGTTCGCGCAGACGAAGGCCGACGCGATCGACGCATGGGACGGGATCGCCGCGGCGATGCGATCCGGCGACCTGATGCAAGCGGCGAAGATCGGCATCGGGTTCATCAGTTTGCAGTGGCTGGAAATGAAGGCCGTGGCGCTGGGCGTGTGGCAATCGGTGCGCGGCTACGTCGTGAACGTCATCGAAGACCTGAAGGCAGCATGGGCGAAGATGGTCACATTCTTCGCCGGCTCCGCGTCGGCAATGCTGTCCGACGACTTCAAGGCCGCGATGGCCGAGGTCGAGAAGAATCTCGACATGATCGACCAGGGCCGGCGCGACGCGGCCAAGGGCATGGCGCAGCGAGACGCCGCCGAGATGCAACGCCTGCGCGATGAGATCGACGCGGCCCGCAAGGCGTTCCAGGACGACGTGGCGCGGGCCAAGACCGGCGAACGCAAGATCGGCGAGGGGCCAAAATCAAAAAGCGGAAAAGGTGTCGGCGACGAAGACGATCGGCGAATCCCTGATCCGCGAGAGATATTCAAGCGTAACAGCGTGCGCGGCATCTTCGGCGGCACGGCGGCGGTTGTCGTTCAGTTCGGGGACGCGGCGGAGCGATACAAAGAAAAGGAAACTAAGGCGATAGCTAAAAACACCGCCGAGACCGCCGAAGGGATTTCGCAATTGAATGATTGGATCAAACAAAACGGCCCCGTGAGTTTCGGACCCTGATATGGCATTCACGATCACCGAACACTGGACTAGCCGAGCCGGCAACGATGGGGACAACCCCTCGCGCGTGCGCGTCTACACGCTCGTCACCAACGCGGCGAACTTCGACACCGATGATCCGTTCACGGCGTTGGCGTCGGCGGCACCGACAACAGACGCATCGCTACCGCGTCGCACAATCCAGATCGACCCGATCGGTCCGTACAGCTATGGCGGGAAGGTGACGTACGGAAGACAGGGCGGTTCAGACTCGGCGGCTGATCCCCCCGAGGTCGGCGACGAAGAGTTCAACTTCCGCATCTCGGCTGACACCAAACACATCACGGTCGGGCGCGAGCACATTGTCAGCTTGCCCGCGTCGCCGGCGAATCCGTACCAGGGCGCCATCGGAGTCACCGCCGATGATGTGCAGGGATGCGACATCCTCGTTCCCGTGTTCGGGTTCAGCGTTACGAAATGGTTTGACACCGCCGACATTGACAGCGCGTTCATTCAGGCGTTGTGCGCCCAATGCACGACCACCAATAACGGGACGTGGCGCGGGTACGCCGCCGGTGAGGTTTTGTTTCTGGGAGCGTCTGGCGGACCCGTAAGCGGGCCAAGTAGCGCCATGACCGAAATTACGTTTGACTTTGCGGCCGCCAAAAACCTCGCCAGCGTTTCCGTTGGATCGCTCGGAACCATCGCGGTCAAGGGGTGGGAGCACCTTTGGGTTCGGTTCAAGGATGACGTTGCGTCGAACAAGTTCGTCCAGGTGCCAGAGTCGGCCCACGTCGAGCGTGTCTACGAGTCGTCTACATTCAGCAGCCTGCCAATCGCATCATCGTGAGCCACCATGCCCAGCGGGAAACAGGTAACACGCGGCCAGCCGCTGAGCGGCAACCTGAGCGCGGACGCATGGAACCGGCTTACGGCGATGCTGCGTGGCAACACCGCCCGCGCCAAGCAAGGCCGCGTGGCGCAGTGGAACCGCGGGCGCGACTCGTCGGTGGTGATGGTGCGCAACAACTCTGGATCGGCTGTAGATCGGTTCGAGGTGCTCGGCATCAACACGCCGATCGTGAGCTACTCGCAAAACGCCGACACCTTTCAAGACCGCGCCGCGCTGAATTGCAGCACGCCCAGCGAATCGCACTACGGACAATTTTGCATCACGATTGAACCTATCGCCAATGGCGAAATCGGGCGAGCGGTGGTGTCTGGCGTGGTGCAGGCAAAGGTGACGATGCCCGACGGCGCCGCCGGATGGCTCGCCAGCGACGCACCATTGTTCGCTGACGTGACCCCGGGCGATCGGCAGGTGCTACAGCCATGCCTCGCCGGCAACGCCCGCGTGCTGTGGATCAATGACGCAGCGGGCACGACCGGCGATGCGTGCTGGGCGCTGGTCTGCATTGGCACAAGCGGCGATCCGTGCTTTGTCGCCGAGCTGACCAGCACTGAGCCGGCGGGGGCAACGTATGACTGGGCCGCTGTCGATCTACCGCTGACATCGACCGCCGACACGAAGGCGTCAGAGCTAAACGGCAGAACGAACATGGCGTCGGGGGCGCGGGTAATGATGTTTTGGCCGGTTGGCGTGGTGGCTCCGGTGTTTGACGCCAACTTCGACGAGAGCACGCCCGACACCATCCCGAACGGTTCTGGGGTGACGCTCGCTGAAGACACAACCTGGGACATCGAACAGGGACTTAGCAATAACGCGATCAATCGCGCCTTCGTGCAGCACGTCGTCACGCGCTGGGGCACGGGCGACCCCGACGCCGACGAGTTGCCGGCGCTGGTCCGGCGGCTAATCACTGTGGATGCCAACGGGCAACGCCGCAAAGTGGGCGTCGAGGATATTAGTTTGCGGCTGGGCGTCATCGTGGCTGACGCGGTGCAGGAACTGGTGTTCACCGAAGGAACAGGAACAACCATCGCCACATGGAAGACACGCAAGGCGATCTATCTTGACGCTGGGGACGCTACCGAACATGCCGCCGAGTTCGTTGGGACGGGGCTGGCGCTGGACATCAAGGTGGCATCGCAGGCGGGCCAGCCCGGAGGATTTCTCGGCGACGTGCTGGTGCCCGATGGGACGTGGCTGGAAACGATTCTCGACGGTCCCGTGCTCAAGCTCAATCACATCGGGCCATCCGATGCGAATGTGGCATTCGACCTCGACGTGGTGCATGACGCGGATGTGGTCGGGCAGGTCATCAGTAGCGGCGCGTCGCTGTCGTTCACGTTTGGCATCGCTCAATTCGACCTGACTGGACACAAGGCCGGATCGACCGGCGGCGACCCTTCGGCGCTGTCGGTTTGGATTCCGCAGGTTCTTGACGACCTCGCGGATGTAGTCACGTCTGGCACAAACGCGCCGGCGGAGGGCGACGTGCTGACCTACACCGGCGGCGTGTGGGTGCCAGCCCCGCCCGGAGCTGGTAACGATGTGCTTGTCAAGGTGACGAGCGCGGACACGACGGCGGATTACCTCAATCCGTCGATCACGGTCGATGGGCAATGGATTGCGAAAGCTGTTGCGAATGCAGGCGGTGACGAGAAGTTGCACCTGTACCACATCGGCCCGAGCACCGCATATCCCGATTTGGATCAATCGGTCGTGACGACGCTGAGCGCGGACGGAACCGGCGGCGTCGTGTCGGGAGTGGCCATCATCAAGGGCACCGACCGGCTACGGTTCGATTTCCCCGGTCACTACGTCGGGCCGAACGGGTACGGGACGGCGCAGGTAGCGGTGGTGCCGCAAATACTGGACGATCTCGCCGATGTAGATGTGTCGTCGCCTGCGTCGAACGACATGATCCGCTGGAGCGGCACGGCGTGGATCATCGTTACGCCGGTGACGCAGGCTGTCGTAACCAAGTGGCGGTATGACGCGGCGACAAACAAGTTCCAAATCAAAACGCGCGATATCATCACTATCGCCGGCGGCAGCGAATCGGCGTGGACCGATGTAGCCGATGGCGACCAGCCGACCACTGAAACGGCAGTCACGAACGTGCAGGTGGACGGCGCGAACTACGAACTTGAGAAGAAAACCAACTCGCTCGGCGTGCTCACGAAGGGCACGGAGAGCGGCTGGACCGTCTGGCACACCGGACAGGATTGCAGCGGATGATTGCCTTACACCACCTCATCGCGTTCGGCCTGCTGGCGATGGCGATGTTCGCCACCGATCAGAT